GCACCTGATCACGCATGACGCTATAGTCGGAGAGTATTTCGGCTATTGCCGACCTCTCCGGCAACAGATCGAGCTCGTCGGCTGCGCGTGCCTGGAAGTCGCGGCTATACTCGACAACCGGCGGACAGACGGTCGCGACGCGGGAATCAGAAGCGACCGTCGCGCAGGCGGTCAGCGAGATCGTCGTGATCACGAGGACGGCGAGCCGCCGCTTCCAGCATCCGACGTTGGACGTCATTGGCCTTCTCCATGGTTTCAAGGCGTTCGGCGAGGCGTCCCGCTCGCCCCCCGGAGCGCCGAAGCGAAAGCAGGAACAGGAGCACGGCGAACGCGATGGCGCCGTAGCGCAGAGCTACCCGCATGCACGGGCGGGCGGCGAACCCGGTCAGGAGCGCGGTGATCATCGCAGCCCCTTCTTCCAATCGTCGAGCCGAGCGTAGATCGTGACCGCGATGCCGGCGAGCGCCACCGCGATGAACACCCAGCGCAGTGTGTCGAGATACGGCACGAGCGTCAGGATCGCGGTCTGGGTCTCCGCCAGGACGCTCTGAGCCACCTCGACCCCGGCGACACCCAGCGTCGCCACACCGGCTGCGCCGCCGCCCTTCATGGTGCGGCTGTCAGCCAGCACCTCGCGCGCGGGCGGCGTCTCGGCTGCAAATGCCGTCGCCCGGACCGGGAACCGCTCGCCCCACTGGCGCGCGGGCCCGACGTCGACATGGATGAACCCCGAGCGCGGATAGAAGCCGAAGCCGAGGAATCCGACCTCCCGCGCCGCCGCCTCGAAGGCCGCTGGGTCGTGGTTCGCCATGGCGATATCGAAGGCGGCGCCGTCGAGATGCTTCGACCGCGTGGCGCCGCCGACGGCGCGGTTGTGCTCGGGGCTGCGATAGGCGGAACGCACGATCAGCGGCTTGCCCAGCCGGTCGCGCAGCGCCTGCAGCTTGTCGAGCGCGGGCTCGTTGATCAGCAGCTTGCCAGTGCCCCGGCAGGCGATCTCGGCTGGCGAGAAGTTGGGCCAGCGCCAGCTGCTCACGGGGACGTCGCGCCAGTGGTCGTAGAAGGTCGTGGTCATGGGGTTCTCCGAAACGAAAAAAACCCGCCTCGAGGGCGGGTGATTGCGAACTGATGAATGGGGATGGGGCGCGGCTACGGGCTGCCGCCGAAGATCTTGAGCTTGATGGCGATGCCCGCGAGCAGCGCCAGCATGACGCCGGTTGTGATCATGCGGACGGCCGTCTGCATGGCGGTGCGGCGCACCAGGCGGATGCAGTCGACGAGCGAGCGGAGATCGCGGATGTCGAGCGCGGCCTCGTCGCCGTCGAGACCGACATCGGCGAGCGCGCGCTTCGCGCCTTCCTCTGCGGCCCGGGTCAGGATCGCCTCGAATTCGGCGTCGGGCATGCGGACGAAGCCGTCGGATCGGGGTGGTGTCATCGGGATCCTCCTTCCACCGCTCAGCCGATCTTGCAGCCCCAGAAGGACGTGTGATCGGCGGCGAAGTAGCCGTCCGCGACCCGGAAATACCCCTGCAGTTCGACGGTATCGCCTGCCGTCAGCGGGACCATGGTCTGCAGCCAGATCGTGGTGGCGAGCGAGACGTGGGTGGCGGAGATCTCCCCGAAGGAGCCGCGGATTTCGGTTGTGCCGTTCAGAACGAGCCGCCCCCGCATACGCGCGGTCGTGCTGGAATTGACCTTGTAGAGCAGCGTGGCGCCGAAGAGGTAAGTGCCATCCACGGGCGCCACGAAGTGGTTGTTCGCGGCGTCGAACGCGCCTTGGTCGTTGTAGTCGGTGTTGTTCAGGCCAATCTTCGTCCAGGCCCCCACTCCAACATAGTTGTCGTAGTTGGTGTATGCCTTGAAGCGCGGCAGCCGGGGCTGATCGACGACGCCGGTGGCGTTGTCGACGCTCAGCCCGTCGAAGAAGGTGCTGCCGTCAGCAGAGACCGCGAGCCGAAAGCGGTCGGAGCCGAACAGCCCAACCAGCGCCTTGGTCACGAAGCCGGTCTGCAGGGTCAGCCCGAGATCGTCTGCGGCGGCCTCCTTGTTCATGGTGTAGAACAGATCGCCGGTGCCGCCCTCGGCCACGGTTTTCGCGGTCCAGAGCGCAGCGTTCAGCTTGGCCGAGAACGGGTTCGAGGCATCCGCTGTCGTGCCGACACCCAGCAGCGCCATGTTTTGCAGCGCCGCGGGCGTGGTGCCGATCCAGCTCGCGCCGTCATAAACGAGCAGCAGACCTTCGTCCTCGACCCATGCCCGCCAGCCGTTGCGGGGCGGCAGGCGCAGCCAGGCGCCGTCGGTCCAGAGCGCGACGTTGAGGTCCCACCCCGCCCAGTCGCCGGTTGCGCCCGAGGCGACGATGTAGCGGTCGCCATCAGTGGGAGAACCGGGCGGCGACGTCAGATCCCGGTCCAGGACGGAGAGCTGGACGAGCCCGTCGAGGATCCGCAGCGCCTCGTTGTGGGTGACGTGCTTCTGGGCCTGCGCCGCCAGGATGTACGGCAGCATGAGATGGGTCGTGACGTCGGACATGGGAAAAGCCTTCAGAACGTAAGCGTGACGATCTTGGGCGCGCCCCGCCCGGCGAGGGCGGAGAGCTGGAAGATGCGTATGTCGAGCGTGTCGCTGGGGCCGAGCGGCGCGCCCCAGTCGGCGCTCTGCTGAGCGGCCGTGTAGACCGCGCTGGTCGTGGTCGTGCTCAGCACCCGCTTCACGGCAGCGCCGTCGAGGAGCTCGACCTCGTAGGCCTCCAGCTCCTCGGCCAGCGGCACCTCAAGCCCGCCCCAGCTGTCGGCCGCCAGCGCGCGGGACCTGCGCGTCCAGCGGATGGTGAGATCGCCGGACGTGCGGGGGCGACGCCACGGCTGTTCGACATGGGCGACGGAGAACGGCCGCAGTCCGACGCCCTCGGGCGTAAAAGCCTGCGCGACATAGGTCTCGTCGCTGACCGGGCGGCTCGCGGGGCCGATGCGCCAGTTCCACGGGATGCCGAGATCAGCCTCAGCGATCGGCAGGGACGCGAGCGACGCGTCCAGCACCACGACTCGCGCGCCTGCGGGCGCCGGATTGCCCATGGCGCTTTCGGTGCCGCGCTGGCCGCGCAGGAGCCGGGTCAGCCGATACCGGCCGGGCGCGAGCAGCTCGGCCGTGCTCGCCTGCACGATCTCCCACCCCCCCGGCGCGCTCTCGATGGCCAGCGCGTTCGCTCCGCCAAACAGCGTCAGGTCGGTGACGCTCTCCAGCGTGCCGGTCAGCAGATCGACCACCAGCGCATTGCCAAGGTCGAAGCGCGAGGTGGGGCCCGGGTAGAAGTCGGAGACCAGTGCCCCCATCCGGGCGCGGGACTGAGCCGTGGTCAGCAGTTCGAACCCGTCCGTCGATGGGCTGCGGAACACCGCCATCTCGCCCGGCCAGGGAACGGCGTGCGCGGCGACAAACGGTCGATGCTCGGGCTGGTCCTCGGTCAGCTGCGGCAGGTCCATCAGCACCGCATCCGGCGCGCCGAACACCACCGCGCGCGTCAGTGAGGCTGCGCGGGGATCGCCGGGCGGCAGGTCGTAGGTCGCCCGGTCCTGGCGAACCGCCTCGATGCCGCGCGCCTCGGCGTCGGCGATGGAGACGAGCCGCAGATCGACCAGCCGTCCGTCATGCGCGAGTCGGATCGCGTCGGCCGGATCAAGGGCGAGGCGCGAGGGCGGCAGACGGAAGGCCGCGGTCTCGCGCCCCACCCACGCCTCCATCAACGCGCGACGGCAGCGGCGCTCGGCCTCCTCGGGTGGCACAGCCATCGGGAAGGACTCCGAGGCGATCCGCGTCGTGTCCACCGTTATGCGCCGCGCCTCGACGAGGGCCGCGTCGTAATCCTCGTCGGCGCGGGCGACCTGCCACTTCAGCGCCTGCGGCAGTTCGGTCTCCTGGCCGCGCGTCAGTTCCAGCACGTCGCCTTCACGACCGGCCACCAGATCGTCGGGCGCGAGGGTGGCGACGGACGCCCGCCCGCGCATGACGAACCGGATAACGCCCTCGGTCTCCACCGCGTCGAAGCCGAAATGCCGCGACAGTGTGGTGATCGAGGCGCGCGGGCTTTCCAGCGCGGTGATGGCGTAACCCTCGACCGCACCCCAGAGGCCGGAGACGTCGACCCGGGACTCGGGCAGCCCGGCGCGCAGGCAGAGGTGCCGGACCAGTGCGGCCAGCGACACCGCGCCGAGACGCCCGGTCAGCCAATGCCCAAGCCGCCAGTTCGCGCCGTCCGTCCAGACGTCGGTCAGCGTCGGAAAGAACGGATAGGGCCGCGCGTCCCAGGTCCAGGCGGCGCATTCGGGGACGTGCACCATCCGGCCGCCGTAGACCGAGGACAGCAGGTTGTTCGCGGCCTCGCCCCACCAGAGATATGTCGCCTCGAGATAGGCCCGCTGGATCGCGTCATCGCGCCAGCCCCGCGAGAAATGTGGCGTGAAGCTCTCCGACGACTTCGGATCGAAGAAGACGTTCGGCTGGTTGGTGCCCCGGTCGATGGCGGGACAGCCCAGCTCGGTGAACCAGATCGGCTTGGACTCTGGCGTCCACGCTGTCGGCGTGCCGCTCTCCACCCCGCCCGGGCGGTCGTAGTGCGCGTTCGACCACCAGGCGCGCAGATCCTTGTAGCGGAAGACCCAGGGCTTGCCCGCAGCACCGTCGGTGATCGGGGTGCGGACCTGTGCCGACCGATCTGAGGCCGAGGTATAGAACCAGTCGAAGCCTTCGCCGCCTGCGATGTTCCCCTGCAGGTAGGCCCGGTCGTAGATCGCGGGCCAGCCCTCGGCCGCGTCGGCATGTTCGAAGCCATCGCGCCAGTCCGACAGCGGCATGTAGTTGTCGATCCCGATGAAATCGATCTCCGGATCGGCCCAGAGCGGATCGAGATGGAAGAACACGTCGCCCGAGCCGTCGCCCGGCTGGTGGCCGAAGTATTCCGACCAGTCGGCGGCGTAGCCGATCTTCGTTCCGGACCCGAGGATCGAGCGCACATCCGCGAGCAGTTCCCGATAGGCCTGCACCGCCGGATAGATGCTGGCGCCCGAGCGGATGGTCGTCAGCCCCGGCATCTCGGTCCCGATCAGGAACGCATCGACCCCGCCCGCCGCCGCGCAGAGATGGGCGTAGTGCAGCACCATGCGGCGCAGGCCCCAGTCGCCCGATGGCCCGATCCACGAAACCGACTGACCCGCGACGCTGAAGCTCGCGGGCGTCGCCGTGCCGAACAGCGCCGCGACCTGGCTTGCCGCCGTGGCGGTCTTGTCCACCGTCCCGGCGAACCCCGCAGCCGGGGAACAGGTGATCCGCCCCCGCCAGGGGAACGCAGGCTGACCGGTCTCCGCGGCGTTGTCGGAATACGGGTTCGGCAGCGTGTTGCCGGGTGGCACGTCCATCAGGATGAACGGGTAGAAGGTGACCCGCAGCCCGCGGACCTTCATCTCCTGGATCGCCTGCACCACCGCGAAGTCGGACGGCGTGCCGCCATAGACGGGGCGATCCTGATCGTCGCGGCTCACGAGGAAGGCGTTGGCGCGGCTGACGCCGTTCACCGACCAGCTGGCGGGCGTGGTCGATTTAGCCGAGACCTCGACGCCCGGCCGCACCTTGCACGATCCCGCGCGCAGATCGTCGCCGAACCACGCCACCACGAGGCTGACGCTTTCGACCGCCGGGGCCATCGCCTGCAGCCGGTCGAGCGCTTCGACCATGTCGGTGGAGTCGGCCAGCGCGTTCAGGTTCTCGGGCACCGTCGCGCCGCCGTCGGTCTTGCGGATCGCCTGCGTCGCGTAGGTGAACTCGCCCGAGGCCGGGATCATGGTGACGGCGCGGGTCAGCCCCTCGGCGGTGTCGGGATCGGCGAGCGGGCGGAACACCTCGAAGGAAAGCTGTGGCAGCCGGTTGCCATAGGTCGCAAGCGGCAGCTCCTCGAAGACGACATAGGCCGTGCCGCGATAGGCCGGCGTGTTGGCCGCCCCCATCTTCGCGGCGATGAACGGATCGGCCGCCTGCGCCTCACTTCCCGGATACCAGCGCCAGGTCACACCGGAGAGGTCCATCGGCTTGCCGTCGGCCCAGATGCGCCCGATGCCGGTGACCGGGCCCTCGCAGAGCGCCACGGCGAAGCTGGCATAGTACAGATACTCGGTGGTTTTGACCTTGCCGCCCCCGCCGCCCTTGCCGCCGCCCTGCGTGGTGGTCTTCGTCTCCTCGCGGAAATCCGTCGCCCAGATGATGTTGCCGCCCATGCGCATGCGCCCGTAGAGCCGCGGGATCACCGCGCCCTCGGTGGACGACGTGATGCGCAAGCTGTCGAGCCGCGGGCCTTCGATCCGCTGGGTGGGCGCCAGCGAGGAAATGATCCAGCTGTCGACTACCGAACCGATGGCGGAGCCGACGAAGCCGCCAATCGTCGCCGCGCTCACGCCAAGGATGGCCCCGCCGATGCTGCCGCCGATGGCTGCGCCAGCCACGCCGAGAACAAGAGTTGCCATGGTGGATCAGATCTTTTCCGGGAAGAGGAAGGCGAAGGCGATGCGCCGGCGCCAGGCTTGGGTGAGCGGCTCCTCGATCACGCCGAGCCGCTCATAAGCGTGGAGGAAGGCGTCGGGCGCGGTCAGGATCCCCACATGCTTGGCGATGGCGCGCGGCTTCATTCTGAAGAGGACCAGCGCGCCGGGAGCTGCCTGTGATGGTGCAATCTCCGGCATCATCCGCCGCGCACCCTCGGCCAGCACCTCGCGCGGCCCGGTCTCACCCCAGTCCCGGCTGTAGGGCGGGAACGGGAACGGCTCGAGGCCGACGGCCTCGCGCCAGACGCCCCGGGCGAGCCCGAGGCAATCGCAGCCGGCGCCGCGCAGGCTGGCCTGATCGTGGTACGGCGTGCCGAGCCAGGAGCGTGCGACGGCGATGACACGCGCGGGATCGGCCGATGCGAGAGGTTGCGTCACAGCACGCCTCCGTCGTGGCCGCCGTCCTTCGTCGCGTAGCGCAGGACCGCGTCCTGGCCGGGGATGTGCGGGAAGCCCCGGAAGTTGGCCGTGTTGGCGAACTTCGCGCCGCAGGTTTCCATGCGCTTGTCGCAGCCCGCGCGGATGGTGAAGGCATCGCCCTCGGCGATCGCGCGCACTGGCGGTTCGAGCAGCGTCAGGATCGCCACGTCGTCCGTGACGTCATGGCCCAGCACCTCGGTGCGCCGCCCCGCGTTCGCGCCGGAGGTCCATTCGAGCGTGCCGAAGGTGAACCAGCCGGACGTGAATGCGCCCAACCCCGAAGCGGTGAACGCCCGGTCCCGCAGGAGATCAATCACACCGCCGGTGCCCTTGAATGCGGGATCCTCCAGATCGACGCCGCAGAGCGCATCGCCAAGCGCGGCGTCGCAGGTCGCCTGGAACGTCCGCCCGACCGTCTGGCCCAAGACGTGGGCGAGCGAGCGGACCTCGGCGACGAAGGCGAGCCGCCCGCGCCGGATCTGACCTATGGCGCCGCGCCGCATCAGGACGCGCTGGCCGGTGTCGGCCCAGTTCACGCGCCAGACATCGACCTCCGCGTTGTCCCAGCGGCCGTCGAGGATGTCGGTCTCGGTGATGCGGTCCGAGGTCAGCACCCCCTCGGCATCCTGCGCATCGACCGACAGGTCCGAGCCGGAACGGACCTCGGAGGCCGTCAGCCCGCTCTCGGGCTCGAAATCCGTCCCGTTGAAGCTGAGTGTCCGGTCGTGATCGGTGAAGCCGAAACTCGTGCCGTCGGCGCGGGCGATCCGCCAGCACCACGCGAGCGTCGTCGTGCCGTCGTCGAGATGGGCCTGCAGGGCGGGATCGAGAGTCTTCATCGGCGCAGTTCCAGCAGCGGGATGGAGGTGATCGAGCCGAGCCGCTCGAGGTCGAGCGTCACGTCGAGCACGTCGGTGTCGAAGCGGACCGGCACGTCGAACTCGAAGCCCGCTGTGACGGCGATGCCAGCGCCCGGCGCGGTGCCGAAGGTGACGACGCCGGTGGCGGTGTCGACCGACCAGCCGGAGGGCTGCTCGACCCCGCCGAGCGCGATGCGCACGGTGCCCGTCACCGGCTTCGCGATGGCGCGCGTCCAGGATTGCGCGCCCGAGGCGTAGCGCTTCACCAACTGGAAGGCGGTCGTCGCGCCGTCGCCGGTGCCGATCGCCTGATCGGTGGGCGACGGCGTGCCCGAAGGCAGGCAGGACTTGTGGTCGGCCCAGTCCTTGAAGCGGAAACCGTGCAGCCGCCCGTTCCGTGCCTCGAAGAAGGCGACAACCGCCGCCAGATCGTCGGCGCGACGGATGCCGTAGGCGACTTCGTAGCGGCGGCGCGAGTTGGCCCAGCTGGCGTTGCGCTCCTCGTCGCCCGAGGCGAGCTCGACGATCTGCGTGCGCCGTTCCGGCCCGCCGCGCGCGCCGCGACTGATGTTGTCGGGAAACCGGACATCGTGAAATGCCATCACATGCCCCTCCGACCGAGAGACACGGCACGGGCGATGTCCGCCGCGACCTGCGTGCGCGATTGCCGGAAGCTCTCGGCGTCGCGGGCCATGATCGTGACATTGACGCCGCCGCCCGCGCCGTAGCTCTGCGCCTCGCGCCGCGACAGCACCCGTTCGCCGCGTTGCAGGATCGCGGGCACCTCGTCATGGCGCAGCCCCGCCATCCCGCCGCCATGCATCCGGGGCGCAGCAGCGAAGGCCATGGCCGGGACCAAGCGTGAGGGCCCGGCCGATCCGACCATCCCGCCCGCATGCAGGACGTTGGCGAAAATTCCGCCCGCCCCAGAGAACACGCCGGAGAGCGCATTGGCGATCGGCCCAAGGATGAACCGCCGCGCCGCGAGCTGGGCGAGATCGGCCAGTAGCGAGGTGACGAGGTCGCGGAAGTTCAGCTTGCCGGTCTTCACGAACTGGCCCACCGCGTTCTCGGCCGACTGGAAGGCGCCGACGAGGCTCTGGCCGATGTCGCCACCAATGGCGCGGGCCCTACTGGCGTAATCCGACAGCGCCGCAGTGACCGCCTGCCACCCGGTGACGGCAGCCTCCGTCGCGGGCTCTGCCGCAGCGGCGGCAGCTCCGGCCGCCGCGCCTGCACCTGTTGCAGCGCGCCCGGCATCGCCGAGCGCCGTCTCCAGCCGTTCGGCCGCGCCGGTGGCCTCGGTCAGTGCGTCGGCGCCGTCCTCGTCAGTTCCACGCACCGCGTCGCGAAGCGCCTGCCAGCTTTCGAGAGGCGCGCGGGCCCCTTCCGCCAGATCGCGTGCGGCCCCGCGATACAGGTTCGCAGATTCGAGCGCCCGGTTCGCCGCGTCAGTCAGGCCGAGATCGGGTGCCGTGAGCGGGTTGTCCTCGAAGGCCCGGTCGAAGGCCGCCTGCGCCGCCGTCGTGGCAGCACTGGCCGCCCCCTCGAAGCGGTTCTCGATCTCGCCGAGGTCGAGGTCGGGCACCAGCGAGATGCGTCGCTCGGACCCGAGCGCTTCCAGCCCCTGGTTGATGCCGCCAATGAAGCCATTGATGCGCGACACCACGCCGTTGAGCATCGCCTCGACGCCGTCGACCAGGCTGTTCGCCGCCTGGAACGCCAGATCGCCGATGGCGGCGGGCAGCAGACCCCAGATCGCCTTGATCGCCTCAAAGGCGCCTTCGAACGTGTTCGCCGCCGTGTTGCCGAAGCGCACCACGCTCTCGATGGCGCTCTGCATGCCCGAGGCGGCATCGGCCTTCAGGTCGAAGAACATCGCCGTTGCCGCAGCACCTGCCGCTGCAGCGCCCATCCTGATCCGTTCCCAGACCTCGACCGCCAGGTCCTTCAGGAGCGACATCGCTTCGCCAAACCCGCCCGCACCGGACACGAGGCGGGTGAACTGATAGACGAGCTCGCCCGCGCCGACGATCAGCGCCCCGATACCGGTGCGGATCAGCGCGCCGCGCAGAACGACCAGTGCTGTGGCGAGGCCGCGGACGGAGATCGCCGCAGCCACCATGCCGGCCACCCAGCGCCCCGCGAGGAAGGCGGCGAAGGTGGCCGCGTAGGTGGTCAGGCGGCCGATATTGTCGAAGAGACCGCGAATGGCGTTGCCGAGCGGCCCGGTGCGGCTGGCGACCGCTGCCATGGCATCTGCCACGGCTTCAAGCGCAGGGGCCGCGGCGACCGCGAGCTGGTTCGAAAGCCCGCGCCAGATCAGCCCCAGCCGCGAGATGGCATCGTTCGTCCGCTCGATCTGGTCGGCATCCTGCTCGGAGACCACGACGCCGAAGGCGAGGACGTCCTCCGTCGCCTGGCGCAGCGTCGCAGTGTCGATCCGCGACATGGCGATGGAGCCTTCCTCGCCGAAGAGCTGCCCCGCGACGGCCGCGCGCTCGGCGGCGGGCACGAAGCTCTCGATCGCGGCGTTGATGGCGCCGACCCGCTGGTCCAGCGGCAGGGCGATCAGCTCGTTGGCCGAGAGCCCCAGCCGGTCCAGCGCGTCGGCGGCGGGGCCGGTCCCGGCGGCCGCCTGGCTGAGACGGCGCGTCAGATCCTTGGTGGCCTGCTCGATGCCGGACATCGACACGCCGGCCAACTCGCCCGCGCGCTCGAGCGTCTGGATCGAGGCGACGGTGGTGCCGAGCGATTGAGCCAACTTGGCTTGCGCATCCACCGTCTGCAGGCCGGAGCGCACCATCGCCACGCCCGCGGCGGCAGCGGCGGCCACCGCGGCAGCGGCGGCTACGCGCACCCGTCGGGAGAAGGCCGCCAGCCGGGTGTTCGCCGCTTCCATCTCGCGGCTCAGCCGTCCGAAGCCGTGCGACCCGGCTTCGCCTACGCCTTCCAGTTCGGCGCGGACCTGGCGGCCGCCCACGGCCGCGAGGCGGACGCTAACCCGTTTTTCCGCCATGGGAGTGATCCATCTGTTCGTTGAGCTTGGCGACCATCACCGCTTCGATGACGGGCAGCAGTTCGGCCATGGCGAGCGGCGGGACCCCGAGTGCGTCACCTAGCGCCAGCGCGGCGGACATGTCCCATCCGATCACCGCGCCGGGCAACACGCGCAGCTGGCCACCCAGACGGCCGACGAGGTCCCAGACCTGCCAGCCCTCATGGGTCAGCGGACGGTTCAGCCGCGCCGGGCAGTCCGGGCAGGCTTGGGCGCAGGCTTCGCAGTACCGCTCGCCCCCGCCGAAGGACCATTCGGCGAGAGCGCAGAGGCGTTTTTTTCCTGTTCCAGCAGCAGGCCCTTCGAGACATAGGTCAGCTGGAAGGCCTCGAAGATCGGCCAGACATCGAGCAGCGCGTCGATGGCCGCCGGGTTCGGGTCGATGGGCTTGCCGTCCGCATCGCCGATGCCCTCCCAGGCGAGCACCGCGCGGCGGGCCAGCGCCTTGGCGAAGGCGACGGCGCGCTCCTCGTCGGAAGCCTCCTCCGGAACTGCCTCGACGGCGGAATCGCTGCGGGTCGCCACCATCAGCGCGGTGGTCAGCGGGCGAAGCTGCAGGCGGACACCGGGAACGAGGTCGTGCCAGCGCGGGGCGTTGGTCAGGTCGAGCGTCAGCATCAATACGTCTCCACGTCATTCACGAGGGTGGCGGTGCACATCCGGCCGACGATGCTGTCGCGCGCCTGCCAGTCGAAGGTGGCCTGCACGCCCTGCGGCCCGGAAATCTCGATGCGCGGGCGCGGCAGGTAGACGGCGTGCACGGTGAAGGTGAAGCTTTCGCCCGAGGGCAGGACGTAGGCGAACTCCATCTCGCAGGCCTCGCCGTTGATGGCCTGCGTCACCAGCGTCTGGTCGGCGAAGCGCACCTCGATCCGGCCAGTGAGCGCGGCAATGGATGGATCCGCGCCATCGATGCGCCCGTCCGAGCGGATGGTCTCGATCCTGTCGAGGTTGTTGGCGTAGGTGATCTCGGCCGAGACCACGTTGCCGAGGGCCGAGCCGTTCCGCGTGATCGCCCCGTTGAAATGGCCGAAGCGCTTCAGCTCCAGCGCGGCGGGCGTGCCGGCGTTGGTGGTCGTGCCCACCGTCTCGCCCTGCGCGACCAGCCGCGCCGTCGCGGTCAGGAGCCCTGAGCGCTGCATCTGCCAAGTGATCTGGTCGAGCACGCACCCCGAGTACATCGCATAGCGCGGCACCTCGGGCATGCCGGTCTCGATCGACATCGAGGGCAGCGTCCAGGACCCCGACTGGAACTCGTGGGTGTAGGGCGCTTCCGCACCCGTGGTCGTGGGCGCGCCGAACGCCGCCTTCAGCCAGAAGCCGAAGGCCTCGGCGTCGAGCGGCACCACGACGTCGCCGTCGGCCGTGACCGCATCCTTGATCGGCGCCAGCGGATCGCGGCCGTAGCCGAGAAGCTCCGAGTTCAGCAGCGGCTGCTCCGCGCCGAGCGAGGTGCTGGCGAAGGGCATGCGGGTGAAGCCGCTCGCGGGCGGCGTTCCATAGGTCGTCTCGAACGCAAGCGCCATCAGCGCCCGCGCCCCCTGGGCTCGTGCCATGGTGTTCTCCTCGGGTTGTCGGGATCAGCCGAGTGGGTCGGCCGTGGAATAGTGCAGCACCACCGGGATCACGGCGGCCTTCAGGCTCGCGGCGCCCTCGACCGGCAGATCGATTGGCCGCGGCGCTTCCGCCTCGACCCAGTCGCAGAGCCCGCCCAGCGTGCGGTCGGCGGCGAGTGCCGTGCCGATGCTGGCGCAGAGCGTGTCGAAGGCGGCGTCGCGCTCTGTGCCCTGCACGACCGCCTCGATCTCGGCGCGGTGCTGGTAGTGGTAGGCCAGCGGCGACAGCGTCACCTCGGGCTCCCCCGGCTCGCCGTCACGCAGGATCAGAAGGCCCTCGACCGGGACGCGCTCGGGCAGCACCTCGCCGCGCAGGGCCGTGGCGGGCAGCGCCGAGAGCCGCGCGTGCAGCGCGGCGAGGATGGTTTCGCGTGGTGTCATGGGTCGGCCGAATTGGAAATCGCGTCGAGCACCGGACAGTCGGGGACTTCGGCGCCCGAACACCTGGATGCGGTTGCAGCAAGGACGGATTCGATACGCCGCAAATCCGCGATCCTCGCGCGGACGTCGGCAAGGTGCCGCTCCGTCCGTTCCTTGACCTCGGCGCAGGTCGGCGCCGTGCCGTCTTCGAGCCCCATCAGCCCGCGAATGTCCTCCATCGAGAACCCGAGTTCGCGGGCGCGCAGGATGAAGCGCAGGCGCGTGGCGTGCGCGGCGGAATAGATCCGGTAGCCGGCGTCGGTCCGGGGCGGGTCGGGCAGCAGGCCGGTTTTCTCGTAATAGCGGATCGTCTCGATGTTGCAGCCGGTCGTCCGGGCAAGATCTCCGCGTGTGAAGCCGCTCTCGCGCTCGTGATCGATCATGGGCAAGTTTCCTCTTGAGCCTGTAGTTGCTACAGACCCTACACCCATCGTCAATCACAGACGAGAGGTGCGCGACATGGCGCTGACTGACGACAGAACGGACAGCACGGGCGCGGATCGCCCCGCCCGAAAGGGCTGGCTCGCGGCGGGCGGTGTGGTGGGCGCCTTTCTCGCCTCGGCCTGCTGCATCGGGCCGCTAGTGCTTCTGACTCTCGGCATCTCGGGCGCCTGGATCGGCAACTTGACGGCTCTGGAGCCTTACAAGCCGATCTTCGCCGTGATCGCGCTCGGCTTCATCGCGGCGGGTTTCTGGCAGGTGTATTTCCGCAAGCAGACCGTCTGCGAGCCCGGTTCCTACTGTGCGCGCCCATCCTCGGCGCGCATCACCAAGAGCGCGCTCTGGGCTTCCCTGATCCTCGTCGTCGCCGCGCTCACCATCGACTGGTGGGCCCCGCTTCTCTACTGACCCCGAAAGGCCATCCACATGAAGAAGATCCTTGCACTCGCCTTGTTCGGCCTGACCGCCGTCGCGCCGATCATTGCCATCCCAGCCGTCGCGCAGACCGTCGCCGCCGAGCAGACCGTCACCTTCGCGGTCGACAAAATGACCTGCGCGCTCTGCCCAGTGACGGTGAAGCGCGCGATGGAGGGCGTCGAGGGCGTGCGCACCGTCGAGATCGACTTCGAGGCGCGCACCGCCACGGTCGTCTTCGACACTGCCGCGACCAGCGCCGACGCCATCGCAACTGCGTCGGCCAATGCAGGCTACCCGGCGCGCGTCTCGGGCTGACGGAATGACCGAGCAGACCGACCGCAAGCTGATCGCGACAGGGATCGTAGGAACCGTCATCGCGGCGCTCTGCTGCTTCACGCCGGTGCTCGTGGTGCTTCTGGGCGCCGTGGGCCTGTCGGCCTGGCTGCGTTGGCTCGACTACGTTCTGCTGCCCGCGCTCGCCTTTTTCGTCGCGCTGACCGTGTACGCGGTCTGGCGGCGGCAGCGGCGCCAGACCACTTGAACGGATGGATGACTTGATGAAAGACGATTGCTGCGCGCCCAGGGGCGATTTCGACCTTGCCGTGATCGGCGCCGGATCGGCCGGGTTCTCGGCCGCGATCACCGCCGCCGAGGGAGGCAAGCGCGTCGCGTTGATCGGCCATGGAACCATCGGCGGGACCTGCGTGAACGTGGGCTGCGTGCCCTCCAAGACGATGATCCGCGCGGCCGAGGCCGTGCACGGCGCGCGGGCGGCGTCCCGGTTTCCTGGCCTCGTCGGCGAAGCGAAGGTCGCCGACTGGACCGCTCTCGTCGCGGCCAAGGACAATCTGGTCGCGACGCTGCGCCAGAAGAAGTACGCCGACCTGCTGCCGGGCTACGACGGTGTGACCTATCTCGACGAGGGTCCGGCGCGGCTCGTTCCCGGCGGTGTCGATGTCGGCGGGCGCAGGATCACGGCACTCAAGGTCATCGTCGCCACCGGCGGCCGACCCGCCGTGCCCGACATCCACGGTATCCCGGACGTCCCAACGCTCGACAGCACGTCGCTGCTGGAGCTGGACCGGTTGCCCGAAAGCCTGATCTTCCTCGGCGGCGGCTATATCGGCGTGGAACTCGCGCAGATGATGGCGCGGATGGGCACCCGCGTCACCATCGTCTGCCGCTCGCGCCTGTTGCCGCGCACCGAGCCGGAGGTGGCGCAGGCGCTCACCGAGGCCTTGCGCGCCGAGGGTGTCACGGTTCTTGACGGCGCAACCTATCACGCCGCGCGGCGCGACGGGGACCGTGCGGTGCTGACCGTGACGGTGAATGGCGCGGAGCGCGAACTGACGGCCGACCGCCTCGTCCTGACGACGGGACGCGCGCCCAACACCGAGGGGCTGGGCCTCGCGGAGATGGGCGTCGAGACCGACGCACGCGGTGCGATCCGGGTTGGCGACGACATGCAGACCACGAAGCCCGGCATCTTCGCGGCGGGCGACGTCACCGACCGCGACCAGTTCGTCTACATGGCCGCCTATGGCGCCAAGCTCGCTTCCCGCAACGCCGTGCTGGGCGGGACTGAACGCTACGACAATACCGCCATGCCGTGGGTGGTGTTCACCGATCCGCAGGTTGCAGGCGTCGGGCTGACCGAGGCGCAGGCGCGCGCGGCGGGTCATGACGTCAAGACCAGTGTGCTGACCCTCGACAACGTGCCCCGCGCGCTCGCCGCCCGCGACACGCGCGGCCTGATCAAGCTCGTCGCGGACCGGGCGACCGACCGCCTGCTGGGCGGCGTGATCATGGCGCCGGAGGGAGCCGACAGTGTCCAGACGCTCGCCATGGCGCTCAAGTTCGGCATGACGACAAAGGCGCTCGGCGAGACGATCTTTCCCTATCTCACCACGGTCGAGGGCGTGAGGCTCGCCGCACAGACTTTCGACAAGGACGTCGCGAAACTCAGCTGCTGCGCCGGGTGACCAGAACCGGCGGGCTCGGACCGTCTGCGGCGTTTGGCGATCCAGTATTTTCAAATCCGCCCCTCCACCCAGTTTGCCACGATTAGCCCCGGCACGCTGTCCAGCGCCCGGTCTGCGTCCCGCGCGAGGTCCAGCCGCTTCGGGAGCTTCACCTGCGGCACCAGAAGGAAGATCGGCGCGGTGACCTTGCCGCGCCCGGTCTTGGAGCGCGACACCACCGCCTGTCCCTTCGTGTTCAGCCGTCCCTCCGCGACCAGCAAGCTCGGGCCGGTGCGGCGATAGACGAAGCGCAGGCGCAACCCGCGTCGCCGTTCCCATTCACCGGGCGTGATCCGGCCGCCCCGCAGGGATTTGCCCGCCGCAGGCAGCGGGATCGCCAGCCAGAACCCGTTCTTCGAGCGGATCAACGGCCCCGTGTCATGCGCGCCGACGATGACCGGCGCCTTGGACCAGACCAGCGCCGCCGCATCGAGGCTCTCGCCCGACCTCGGGAAGTTCTGGCTTCGGATCGAGTTGGCCAGCCGTGTGCCGAGCCCCGCGCCGGTAATCTGGCCGCGCCAAGCGGCCTTGAGGCCGGTTCCGGCCTCGCGCATAGCTGCCGTCACCGCGCGCTCGCCCGCCGCGACCTCGGCCGCCATCATCGCAACAATGTCGGGATCGATGTCGAGCTTCAGTTTCACGCGGGCCTCAGATCCACGGTCCAGACCAGCCGCTCGCGGTCGCGGACGGGCTCGCCCTGGATGAGGAAGGCGTCGCCGTCGATCTCGATGCGGTCGCCGGGACGCGGTGTCGGCACCTCAGCCACGCGCAGGTCGATCCTCGTGGTCTCGGACCAGAGCCGCGCATCGCCGAAGTCGGTGACCGCGTCTGCGCGCCGGGCGACGGCGCGCACAAGCACGGCCGCGCCGCCGTCGGCGATGTAGACCGCATCCCGGCCGATGTTCGGATCGGCGAAGAGTGCGCCGACGGCGGCGGCGAAGGCGCTCATCAGAAGGCCGCGTTCAGGCGCACCCGGCCGATGGTGTCGCCCGCGCCGCTCGCCACCGCCTCCACGGCCGCGCCGATCAGGGTGTTGTCGGTCGCGACCGTGGTGCAGCGCTTGTTGGTGTCGTCCCAATAGACCCTGGCGCCGACGGTCCAGGCCTGGGAGCCGACCTTGGTGATGTCGAAGACGCCGACGAGCGTGGTCTCGACGCTCTCGCCGAGGGCGGCGTCTCCGGCGGCGATGCCGAAGATGGAGCCGACGAGCAGGCCATCGCCAGAGGCGACGGCATAGGGTGCGGTCAGGGTGATGGTGTTGCCGGGCTGGACGTAGTTTTTCATGGGGAGGATCCTCGTGGAAAGACGAAGGGCGGCCCGATTGGGCCGCCCGTGTGTCAGGGTTCAGGAAGCGCGCCTTACGCGCCCGGGTTCTTGTAGAGGCCGCGCCAGTCGATGGCCTTGGCGCCGAAGTCGAGGCGGCACTTGATCTCGACGCCGTCCACGTCGAAGCCGTTGCGGGTCTCGATGTAGGCGCCCTGCTGACCCTCGAGATAGGCGTACTCGATGGTGTCGATCTGGTTCGGGCTGGCCGCCAGATACCACGCTGTCTCGCTGGCGGCGTCGAGCCGGGGCTCGCTGATCGGCGCGAGCGTGCGGATCGACTGCGGCACGACGCTGGACGTCGCGGCGGGCACGAGGTTCTGCGCGACCAGCTGCTCGGCCTTCAGTTCCAGCGAGGCGGGCACGATCAGGAAGGCGGGCCGGACGTTCAGCACCGTCTTCTTGTCAAGGCCCGTCTGCTTGGCCATCGCCGCGCGGGCCGCACCGACGCTGCTCACTTCGAGCGCCGCGCCGGTGCCCGCGAGGTTCTTGTGGGTGGTGTGGAACAGCGCGTTGCCGTCGGCCATCGCCGGGTTGGCGGTGATGATCCCCCAGACCACGTCCGACTCCAGCTGAGCGATGGAGTTTCCGTACATCGCCGGGATGCGGGTGAAGGCGTCGAGATCGTCGTTGATCAGCGTCTGGCGGGTGATGGCGACCACCCGGCCATAGGTCTTGACCTTGTAGCTCTCCTTGCTCTCGCCGAGCGTGCCGCGCTTGAACTCGCCGCTCTCGCCGACTTCCAGCAGCTGCGGGGCCTCACCGAGCTGGACCCGGTGCATGGCCTTGAAGTCGGTGGCGAGCACCTGGCGGCAGAAAAGCATGAAGGTGCGGGGATAGGCCTCGTAGGCCTGCCGCAGGGTCTTGTTGGTCACGGCGGACAGGATCTCGGGGAAGTCCGAGGTCGAGTGCAGCGCCCGCGTCGCCACCTCGTCGCGCGACAGGCCGCGCGTGTTGACCCCGGCATTGCCGAGGCTTTCGCGGGCAAGCTCCAGAAGGGTCATGCCGCGATACTGCCGGGCGGCGTCCTCCAGCTGGAACAGCGTCGGGCTGTAGCGGTGCAGGAGCGCGTTCGCCACCGCGTCGCGGCGGGTGATGCGCTCGTCCCGGCCGCCGAGAGGGACGGAGACATGGGGGAAGGTCCGGGTCTCGTCGGATTTCGCGGCGACCTGGTCGAGGATCAGGCGGCGGGACTCGTCGACGCTGATGCCGCGCTTGACCAGATCCTCGGCGAATCCGCGCTCGAGGTTCAGGCGTCCGGCCAGATCGTAGATGGTGGAGACGCGGTCGCGCTCGGCCTCGCGGGCGCGGGTGGCGACCGCTTCGGTATCGGGCGCGGGCGTTGCCTGCGTTTTCGGCTGGCTGCGCGTCTCACTTGCGTGGGCCTTCGGTTCGCTGGCCGCGACCTTCGGGTCGGGCGCAGCCGCTTTCAGCTCGGTCATGGTGGTATCCTCGGTTTCGACCGGCTCGGTCGGCTGGGTGGTGGCGGGGGTGGCGGCGTCGCGCGCCGGGGTCTGGGTCTGGTCCGTCATCGGGGATGCTCCTTGCGGTGTGGGGGCGTCCCGGCGGTGAAGGACGCAGTCATGAAGGGGATGCTGGGCGCGGAAGCCCGCGGCGGGGTCGGCGCCGACCGCGACGGCAGAGACCTCGAACGGTGTCCAGTCCACCGCGCGCCAGAGTTCGCGGGCGGCCTCGGGCTTCGAGACCTCGAAGCGGTGGACCTGGTAGCCGATGGAGACCGCGCGGATATGCCCGGCCTGGATGTCGCGCCAGATCGGTTCGACATCGGCACGCTCGCTGATCCGCACCAGGGCGATGCCGCGCCCATTCTCGATCCGCGCCGAACCCGGCACGACCGAGCCGATCACCGCGTCGAGCGTATCGAGCTCGTGCACTTTCAGGAACGGCGCGCCCGCGTTCAGCCGGTCGAGCCGGACATGGGCCGGGTCGAGGCTCAGTTCCTCGTCATAGGGCTCGCCGAAGAAGGTGGCGCGGCGGACGCGGGCCCCGGCCGACCAGACCACCTCGACGGTGCGGCTGTCGGCATCTGCCGTGTTCGGCGCAAGCTCCGCCGACCGGCGCATGGCCGGCAGTTCGATCATCGTGTCCATGAAGGTCAGTCCTGTTGGTCGGCCTGCGCCGGGTCGTTGTCCGCGTCGGCGGAGGAGTCGTCGGTATCCGGTGCGTCGGCGGCGGGATCGGTCGCCGGATCGCTGGTCTGCGCGCTGCCGGTCTTGGTGACGCGGCGCGGGTCGCTGTCGAGCACCAGCCCCAGCGCGTCGAGCTTGGCGTTGGTCGCCGCTATCTCGGCCAGCACCGCGTCGGGGTTCCGGCCCTGTTTGGCGATCACCTCGGCCAGCGTCATGGTGCCGGAGCGGATCGAGAGCAGGTTCGCCATCGCATCCTTCTGTGGATCCACCGCCTCGAACTTCGGCGGCGACCATTCGACCGGTACGGTCGGAGACGGGATCTGCCCCGCGGCCCACGCCGCTTCGGTGAACCAGCGCCAGACCGGCGCACAGAACATCGGAATGAACAGCTGCCACTGCACCGCGTCGATCTGGCGGCGGAACTCGACCAGCCCCGCGCGGATCGAGGAATAGTTCACCTGGGACAGGTCCCCGGTCAGCAGCTCGTAGGGCACCCGGAACCCGGCCGAGATCGTGTGCAGGCTGGCCCGCTTGTATTCGCCGTAGCCGCCGGTGGCCGAGGGCTGGTTGAAGCGGATGTCCTTGCCGCCGCGCGCATAGGCGATCAGCCCCGGCTCGAACTGCTCCACCCGGTTGCCATCGGCGTCGACCACGGAGGGCGCGATGCCCTGCTGCGCCTCGTCGTCGCCGAACACGATGGCGGTGACGCAGGCTTCGGTCTTCTTGCGGACCAGTTCCGCCACCTCGTAATCGTCGAGATCGCGCAGGGACCGTATGACCGGCGCGCCCCAGGGAACGCCGCGCGCCTGCGTGCGCTGCTTCTCGTAGATGTGCGCGATCTCGGCCGCGGGGATCGGGCGGCTCTGCAACCCGTTCTGCAAGGCGCCATAGGCGTCGCCCGGGTGCTCCGCATGCAGCCAGTAGGCCCGGCGCTTGCCGACCGGGTCGAACTCGATCCCTTGCACCAGCCGTCCCGCACCGAGGGCGCCGGACTTGGTGGCGTCGAGGAAGTCCGCCTCCAGCACCTGCAATTGCAGCGGCACGGGCAGGCCGTCGCTCGCGCGCCGGAGGCGGCGGCGCACCAGCACCTCGCCCGCCTCGACCATCTCGCGGCAGATCAGCGTCTGCAGGCCGTAGAAATCGAGCTGGCCGTCGGCGTCGCACTCCGCCGTCCAGCGCTCGAAGAGAGCATCGACCTTCCGGTCGAGCGTATCGTCGCCGCTGGCGGCGCGGGGCATGATGCCCGCGCCGATGATGTTGTTCACCAGCACCGCCACGGCCTTGGCCGCATGCGGGTTGTTGCGCACGAGATCGCGCATGCGGTCGCGCAGCAGCGCCCCGGCGACGCCAATCTCGGTGTCGGCGGAGGACCCCGGCGCGCGCCAGCCCTCGGTGCGACGCCCGCGCGCGGCCCCGTCATAGCCCCGCGTCAGGGTCTCGAAGGCCTGCCGCGCCATCACGCGGCGGGCGGCCATGCGCGGGGCCACCGTTGCGATGGCGTGGTCGAACCAGGTCGCCGACATCAGCGGTCCCCGCGGCTGAAGCCAGCCAGCCCGGCCACCGGCAGCGGCCGCGTGGTGCCCGCGATGGCGCGCTCTATGGTCCGGATGCGCGCCAGCAGATCCTCGGCCGAGCCGTAATCCACCGACTTGCCGTCATAGCTGACGCGCGTCGTGCCGCTGGCATAGGCCCGGCGCAGCGCCGAGAGCTCGGTGTCCGTCCAGTCGGTCATCTTCAGAACCATCCTCCGCGCCGCCCGAGCCAGTCGGAACGGCGCTTGCCCTGCGGGGCCTGTCCCGGCCGGTTGATCTGCCCGGCGGGATCGGTGTCGGTGGGGGCGGCCCCGAGCTGATCCTCGAGGTCGCGCCATTTGTCGTCAGGCCAGCGATCCGCGCCCGCGATCCAGGCGGCGGCGCGGGCATAGACCCGGCAGTCCAGCGACTCGTTGCGCTCGCGCAGCTTCTGCCATTCCAGCCGGGCGAAGCCGCGCTTCGTGCGCACAGTCACCAGCTGCTCGGCGACGAACTGCTTCAGCCATTCGTTCTCGACCCAATGCGGCAGATGCACCGAACCAGGCGGAAACGCCGCTCCGTCGGCCATCTCCTCCTCGGTCGGGCGCGCCAGCCGCAGGAAGCGGTAGGTCTCGGCCTTGAAGGTCGAGACCGCCACGGTCCAGAGCCGTGCGCCGCGCCGCAGCCGCTTGCCGCCCTCGGTCGCGTCGACGAAGGTCGGGCCCGAAACCGGACTGGAGCGGTTGAACCCCTCGACACCCTTGACCGGCGATACCTGCCCAAACCCTTGCGCCCGCGACCAGGAATAGACCGCCGGGGCCTCGTAGCCGGTGTCGATGGCAAGCCGCGCGATGCGCAGATGCGCGCCGCGATCATGTGGCCAGCTGCGGTCCAGCAGCGCGGTCAGCTCCGACCACGCGTCGTGCCGGTCCGGCCCGCCCTCGATCACGACGTGGTCGACGAGCCACGACTCAAGCCCGCGCCCCCAGGCCCAGACATCGACCTCGATCCGGTCTTTCTGGACGTCGGCCCCGGCGGTCAGGAACAGCCCGCCCGCAGGCACCGTGCCGGATGTCCAGCGCTCGCGCCGGTCGTAGAGCCGCTGCCAGTCCGGCGCTTCCCCGGTCTCGACCCAGGTCTCGCCGAGGATGGTGTTGCGGAACGCCTTGATCGCCTCGTCCGACCCTTGGGCCGCGTCCCATGCCCGCACGATCCGCTCCCAGCTCAGCCAGCCGATCGGCGAATAGAGCGCCGAGAGGTGATACCCGACCGTGGTCGGATCGGCGGCCGTGGCGGTCGCCCGCCATTCGCCGCCCTCCAGCATCGCCGTCTTGTGGTGCTCCGCGATTGCCGCGTCGCAGCCCTCGCAGTGATACTCCGCCGTCTCGGGACGGCCTTTCTGCCAGCGCAGCCGGTCGAACTTCAGCCACTGCATCGCGCCGCAATGCGGGCACGGCACGAAGTACCGGCGCTGGTCGGTCGCCTCGTACTCTCGCTCGATCCGGCTCAGCCCTCGGATCGTCGGAGTCGAGACCAGGAAGACCTTGCGCCGATGGGCGAAGGTCAGAGACCGCGCCTCGGCCAACGTGACCGGATCGCCTTCCTCGTCGGCGGACGCCGGATAGGCGTCGACCTCGTCAAGGAAGATGTACCGCGCCGGGGTCGACCGAAGCCCGACCGCCGAGTTGGCACCCGTCATGATCAGGATGCCGCCCGCGAACTCCTTCGAGAGCATCGTGTTGCCCGCGTCGCGGGACCGGGCGGGCTTCACCCGCTCCCGCAGCTCGGGGCTCTCGTCGATCAGCGGATCGATCCGCTGCCGCGAATTGCGCTTGGCCAGTTCCACGGTCGGCTGGACCGCCAGCATCGGCCCCGGCGCCTGATGGATGGCGAAGCCGATCCAGTTGTTGCCCGCCTCGGTCGCGCCGACCTGCGCGGCCTTCATGAACACGATCCGCTGCGTGGGATCGCCGGGGCTCAGCCGGTCCATGATCTCGCGCATGTAGGGCGTGCGCACCGTGCGATACCGCCCGGGCTCGGCCGAGGCCCGGCCCGACAGCATCCGGTGCCGGTCCGCCCATTCCGAGACGGTCAGGTCCGGGTCGGGCCGCAGCCCGTTACCCCAGGCGCGCAGGATCTCGCCCGCGCCGTCGAAATCGGTCAGGCCATCATCATCACCGGAAGTCGGGCCGGACCTCGGCGAGTTCGTCGAGGTGGGCGCGTACATGTTTCTCCAGGACCTTCTGCATCGCGGCTGGCTCCACGGTGATCTGCTGACCTGTCGCGTCGCTGCACGAGGCCGAGAGCTCGGCCGCCATCAGCGCCGCCGCGCGCGCAGGCCAGTTCACCCATGCGTCCCGTTCCTCCCGCGCCAGCCGGAACACCAGCGCCAGCGCGCGGGCCCGCTCGATCAACTCCCCCTTCAGCTTCTGCAGCCGGATGCGCCGCTCCTGCGCCTTCAGCACCTCGTTCGCCGTCTTGGCTTGCAGGAAGGTCGTGCCGCCGCCGACGGCGGGGACCGCCAGACCCTGTTCGCGCAGCGTGTCGCCGACGGCGGCCACCGCCGCCTCGGGGACAGGCTTCAGCTTCGGCGCGGGCGGCTTCCTCGTCTTGGACGGGTCCGTCGTCTCCGCTCGCCGCGCATCACTTGCGGCCGCGTTGATGCTGCCGTCGGGATAGAGGACCAGCCGCTCGGCCGTCTTCGCCTTCTGGATCGCGCCCCGCGACAGCCCGACATGGGCGGCGTACTGGCGCTCGCTCATGCCCTGCATCGACGGCTCCGATTATCATTCAGAATCATGTGCTTATCGAGTTGATAAGCGTCGCGGACAGAGGGAACGTGTCTCCAGAAGGACGATGCAACTCACCACGGAGCCACCACGATGACCACCTGCCTGAACCCGATCACCACCCCGCGCCACGAACTCCGCGCCGAGAAGGCGCGCCGGAACAAGGAAGCCGCACTCGCCGCCTTCATCGGCAAGAAGGCCGAGATCGACCAGATGCTCGCCCGCCTTCAGGCGCTCAGCGACGACCATTTCAACTGCGCCCCCGACGAGGCGGGCTGGGCCATGGTCGGCACCCTCGAACACTACGCCAGCCTCCTGAAGCGCATCACCGACAGCGCCTTCGGCGAGGGCGAACACGCCCGCTGATCTCCGGCACTGCCGGAACTCCCGCCGCGCGCCCTGCGCGGCTCGGGATCGTAGAAGGCGCCGCATGACGCGGGCCCGAATACGGAGACGACCCCATGACCAAGCTTTCCGATACCCAAGCCAGCATCCTCAGCGCCGCCGCCCAGCGGCCCGAGCACATCGCCCTGCCGCTCCCCGACAGCTTGCGGGGCGGGGCCGCCGCAAAGGTGGTCAGCGCGATGCTCGCCAAGGGCTTCCTCGAGGAGGTCGACGCCGACCTGCGCAAGGGCGAGCCCGTCTGGCGCGAGACCGGCGACGGCCACGGCGTCACGCTGGTCGCCACCGACGCAGGCCTCACCGCCATCGGTATCGAGACCGAAGACGCGGACACCGCGCCTGCGGGCGCGACGGACGCGCCGACCGAGCAGCCCGCGCCGGACACCCCCACCGAGACCGAGCCCGCGCCCAAGACGCGCACGCCGCGCGAGGGCACCAAGCAGGCCACTCTGATCGCCATGCTGCGCGCGCCGGACGGCGCGACCATCGAGGAGATCATGGCCGCAACGGGCTGGCAGTCGCACACGGTGCGCGGCGCGATGGCCGGGGCGCTGAAGAAGAAGCTCGGGCTCGAAGTGACCTCTGAGAAGGTCGAGGATCGGGGGCGGGTCTACCGCATCGCTTGATTGGACGCAGCTTCGCGGAAGCACGACACGTCAAGGGGTATGAATCATACCTCTTGACGAATCCTATCGTTGGTCTGCAAGATGGGTGCATCAACCCTCTTGAATGGTGGCGCGCATGGTAGACTCGATCACGGTTAGACTGGATCCCAATCTGGCATCCCGTCTCGGCGAATTCTTGACTCAGAACCCTAGTCTATCGGCTGCATCCGTTGCCGCTCGTGCCTTGGACGAATTCCTGCCGAAGGCTCCCAAGGTCGTATCGACGAAACCCTCCAAGCCGGGCGGCGGACAGGACGAGTTCACTGGCCGCGAGGGGTATGAGTTTGGCATCTCGGCTGGCCGGGCACTTGCGAGCAAAATCGGCGACCTCGTCAGCCCTGTGGCAACAGAACTCAAACTACCTGACGGTCGGCGAGCTACGCTGCGCACGGCGAAGGGACGCAACACCCAATGGGGATGTCTCAACACTCTTCTCGAGCGGATCGATGTCGTTCTCTGTGCTTTTACCCCGGACGGAACGAACTTCGATGTCTGGGAAATTGACGCCAAGGTCTGGGCTCGCGAGGCCCGAAACGCATCTCCCGGGCACAAGCTGCACAACAAGCTGACGTTGCTGGGCAAGTCCGGCGTCGAGAAGTTCGGAAAACCCTTCGGCAGCTACTCCATCTAGTCGCCCCGCATCCGGATTGCCTCGAACAGGCGCCGCAGGGCGAAGGATCGTGCGATGCTCACCACGGTTTATGCCGAGCGGATGATTATGCGGAGTTTGTGGCGCCCGTGATGGGCGCCGCAGGGGCTTTTGGCGGTTGTCACTCCGCATAATTCCGGCCGCTGC